ATTAGTGGCTTGAATTATTGCAAATTTTGCTTTGCAAGTGAGGTTTACCCACCATTCTTGCTCAACACTAGAATTTACTCATGTTTGCTCATTGATAACTCATGTGAGCACAGGTGGAGAGGTAGATATAATGAAGATACTGACCTATCTCTAAGAGTTCTTAAAGATGGGCTATGCACTCTTCAATTCAATGCATTCTTACAAGAAAAAGCCACAACACAGCGATTAGGTGGGGGCAATACGGAAGAATTCTATGCCCATGAAGGCACTATGAATAAGTCAAAGATGTTGGAAGAGATGCACCCTGATGTTGCGTCTGTCACTTGGAAATTTAATCGCTGGCACCATCATGTAGATTACACACCATTTAGGAAGAACAAACCCATTATGAGAGAGGGGCTAAATATTCCAAGTGGTGTAGATAATTATGGGATGGTGTTGGTCAATATCAACACAATGGAGAAAGTCGCATGATAGAAAGAATATTCATCCCAACTGTTAATAGAGTAGATAATCAAATTACTTATGAGAGTTTACCCAAAGAACTACAAGAAAAGGTGACTATGGTTGTTCAAAAATGGGAAAGACCCAAATATCATTATGATTGTGATTATTTAGTGTTGCCAGACAAAGTGAATTTAGATGATTACTTATGTTTAGCCAAAACTAGAAAGATTATTTATCAAGAGGGTTGCAATATGAAATATGCAGTTCTTGATGATGACATAAAGTTTTATAGAAGAAATGCCAAAAGATTTGGTGGTGAAGATAACATGGAGAAATCAAGAAGGATTTGTTCTCACCATGATCTTTTGGATATGTTTCGATTATACTCTCAATGGTTAGAAGAGCCTAATGTTACATTTTGTGGATGTTCTCATTCTGAGAATATTCCAGATGTTGTTTATTATAGAAACAATACATCATTAGGTAGTGCTGTATGGTTTAATGGAAAAGATTTCAAAGATATTTTAAAAGAATTACCATTAGTTAAAGTTAGATTTGGTGAAGATACCTTATTTTTCTTGAGCCTATTATCGAAGGGTTATGGGAATAGGGTTAGTCAAGAATATTGCTTTGAAAACATGAGCCTTGGAAGTCAATCAACTTTATGGGATGAAACTACCCCTGATAAAGTTGCATGGGATCACCATGTTATTCATGTGCATTTCCCTGAGTTCTTCCAAGTTCTTTATGATGAGGATGGAGAGAGAGTTAAGGGTGGTTTTAGAAACTATGGCAAGACCAAAACATCTTGGTCAAAAGCTTACAAATCATCTCAACAAGGAAAATTGATATGAGCTTGTGTGCTAAATGTAAAAGAGATGCAATAGTCTTTATTATTAATGATGACATTGCGTTATGTGAGGATTGTTTTCGATTAGAAATACAATTTGGAGTGGACAATATTGAGGTTCATAACACAAAAACAATGGGGGTTAGCAATGGTACAACTACTAGAGATGAACAATAGAATGTTCCTCACTTTCCTCAAAGTTCCTCAAAAAGTACTCACGAATATACAAAAGGTTATTTCCTTCCTTAGAGGTACTTATTCCTCTAAGGGAAAAACCTTTAGTGAGGAGTACTTAAATAGGGGTCTAGGTTTCCTCACTTTCCTCACTTTTCCTCACTTATGGGGGTTTGGAGATGGGTAAGTTTAACTCTCACTTTAGCGACTATTATTCCTTGAGAACTATCATTGAGCATTTAGATCAAATTGTTGAGATCATGGAAAAGAAATATGGGATTGATCAAACGTATCTCAAATATGTTGATAAGGGATTAAGGGAAAAGTTTCTTAAACAAGAAGAGAGGCTTATTAGAGCCATCAAAAGAGAGGATAATAAAAATATCATTGAGCTTGCTAGGGGCATGATCAAGGCATTCAAGATTGTGGATGGTATTTGTGAAGATCAACAGGTGAAGAAGATTGATAGCAATGTCTGGCAAACTAAACATGATGGATTGCCCAAAACAATTGTTAATGTGAGTAGATACAATAAACAGCTTCCTCTTGGGCAACATGAGGGTCAGGTATGGATTAGCCTAGAGGGATTGGTGAATACCATTCCTAGAACCGTATTTGCGACCTTAAAGGAGTTTAAGGGGGCTAGGGTCAAGGATGATGTTGATAACTTCTATGATGACCCAATCCCATTTTGAGGAAGTATTATGAGAGTAGATAAAATTAGGGGCAAGAAACATTGTACTTACTGTGGCAAAGCATTTGGGTATTCAAATATAAGGAAAACATTTTGCTCAAATATTTGCTCTATGAAGTATAGGAGAGCTAATGAAAAGCTAAGTAGGGATAGACCAATATCATTAGGTTTTATTCCAAAACATTTAATTGAAGAGGAGCAGTCATGAATATTAATAAGAAAATACAAAATGAAATACTTGAGGCAAGTAAGCTATTAGATGATAGAGGTGAAAGTTATGGTAATGCTATTGTCAATCATGGGGATATAAAGGATTTCTTTAACCTCATTCTCAAGAATAAACTCAATGAGGATTTAGTTGAGACAGATGTAATCTTGCAAATCATAACACTCAAGTTAGCTAGACTAATGAAGTCACCTAATCATTTGGATAGTTGGCAAGACATTATTAACTATTGTGGCATTGCGATAGTGATCAATAAGAACAATGAATATCAAGATGACATTATTAGAAACATTGGGGAGTTTAAAGGTGACTACACAAAAGAAGCATAAGGAATACTTGAAGGGGGATGAAAGAGGAAAGTATTATTCTATCGTTGTTGATATGAAACCTAATGAGTTTATTGATGTACCTAGTGATGAGATTGGTAGGGCAAGAAGTGCTATGAATGAGTGTTACCCATTGGGTACATCATGCATAAGAAAGTTAAAGGATGGTAACTATAGATTATGGAAACTAGACCTTCAACCTAGCCACGGCGCACACGCACCAAAGAACGCTCACGCGAGACTTTTTGAATAAAAAAGTAACATAATGTAGATTATGCGCCAAACAATATATAATGAAATCAATGACTTAGGTGGTGAGAGGGTGTTATATAACCAGTTTTCGGACACTTTCTCAAAATAACCCCCCCTATACCCACTGTTATTGATGTTGATGTAGGTCGAGAAATACACCCATACAAGAGGGGGTTGTGTAGATAATTAACATGAAAAAAAAATTTTTTCAAATTATATTTATGAAATGGCAGGTCAACCAATAAAAAGACAAATGTTAGCTGACATTGAAAAGAGTGGTGGTTTCCAAAATATTTTGGATAGAGTTTGTTCTGGTGAAAGCATGACAGCAATAGCTAGGTCATTTGGGGTTAGTCGCAAATTATTAGTGAGCAATTTATATAAAGACCCAAAGCAAAAACAGTTATTGCAAGGTGCGAGAAAAGAGAGAGGTGAGGCATTTGCTGAGCAAGCTTTAGAAATAATTGATAATGTTGAGGAAAGCCCCAATGCGATTGCTAAAGCAAGAGAGCAAGCTAATCTTAGAAAATGGCTAGCTGGTTGTGATAACCCCGAAATGTTTGGACAAAAACAAGCGACTGTTCAAATTAATGTTGGTGACTTGCATATTGATGCTCTTAGAAACGCAAAGCCACTAGACAATGACAAACTCACCAAAATACCTGACTAAGGAAGAGCTAGAGAGAATTCGAGGAGATCACTTTGATGAAGTGATTATGTTGGGGGTTAAAGGAATGAATATTCATCTTGTGTCATCATGTGAAGATCCGATAGATACTTGCTCTATTTTGGAACACGCTGCAGATGAAAATTTTAGAAGATTATTTCCTCATGCTTATGGAAATGAATATGTCCACTAATCCCTTTCAAGAATTTTTAGAAAAATATGGGAATGACCCCGTTAAGTTTGTTCAAGAGGTAATTGGTGTTGACCCATTTGATTATCAAAAAGAATTGTTAAAAGCAGTAAGTGATGGTGAGAGAAGATTAAGTGTAAGAAGTGGTCATGGAACTGGAAAGTCCACTTGTGCATCTTGGTTAATGATTTGGATGTTATTTACGAGATACCCTATTCGGATAGTCGTAACAGCCCCCAGTTCTCAGCAATTATTTGATGCTCTTTTCTCCGAACTAAAATCCCATATTACCAAACTACCCCCAGCTCTTAAAAATTTGCTTAATGTGAAGAGTGATAGAGTTGAATTAATTGCTAGTCCAAGTGAGGCTTTTATAAGTGCCAAGACTTCAAGAGCTGAGCAACCAGAAGCTTTGGCTGGTGTTCACGCATCTGGTCCTAGAGCTAGTGTCCTTCTTGTGGCTGACGAAGCTAGTGCTGTGCATGAAAAGACTTTTGAAGCAGCGAGTGGATCAATGTCAGGCAAAAATTGTGTGACCCTTTTATTGTCAAACCCGACTAGAACTAGTGGAACTTTTTTTGATACGCAAATGTCACCTAAATCTTCTTGGTGGAGAAGGAGATGGAGTTGTTTAGATAGTCCATTAGTGACCCAAGATTTTGTTGAGGAAATGAAAGAACGATATGGTGAAGAAAGCAATGCCTTTGCTGTGCGTGTTATGGGCGATTTTCCTAAGACAGATGAAGATACCATTATTCCCTATCACTTATGTGAATCAGCAATGAGAAGAGAGATAGAAGAAAATCCAAGTGCAGAAATTACATGGGGGTTAGATGTAAGTCGATTTGGGAATGATCATAGTGCTTTATGCAAACGTAAGGGGAATGTCATTCAAGATGTTATGACTTGGAAGGGGTTAGATTTGATGCAACTCTGTGGAAGAGTAAAAGCTGAATATGATGCCTTACATCCCACCGATCAACCTACCCAAATTTTTATTGATAGCATTGGTTTAGGGGCTGGTTGTGTTGATAGACTAGCTGAGTTGGGATTGCCTGCCATTGGCATTAATGTAAGTGAAAGCCCATCCATGAAGAACAACTATATGAACCTTAGAAGTGAGCTATGGTTTAAACTCAAGGCATTTTTAGAAAATAGAGATTGTAAGTTACCCAATGATCAAAAACTCATTAGTGAAATGGTGAGTGTGAAATATAGCTTTTCATCCAATGGTAAGGCAAAAGCTGAATCTAAGGATGAAATGAGAAAGAGGGGTTTATCTTCCCCAGATAGGGCAGATGCTTTGTGCCTAGTCATGGCGCATGACAACATGATTGCTTTAAGAGGTGGTCATGCGAATAGATGGAATAAACCATTAAAACGTAACTTGAGAGGAGTTTTATAATGCCAAAAGGAAAAGGAACTTATGGATCAACTAGAGGTAGACCCCCAAAACCTAAAGGTGGAAAGAAGGGGAAATAATGTCTTTATACGCAAATATTCATGCTAAACGTAGAAGAATTAAAGCTGGTAGTAATGAAAAAATGAGAAAGCCAGGTACAAAAGGCGCACCAACGAATAAAGCTTTTAAATTAGCATCCAAAACTGTGAGAAATAAGCGCAGAGGATAACAATGAA